ACAGTTATCAAGAGTTGTACCACGAATAAAAGAAGTACTCCAGAAACTAATCGTACCTTGAGTTTTAAGATTACCATACAACATTTCAAATGCAGAATCATCTGGCATTTCAAACATGTACTTCACCATATTCTTATATGGAATCTGATAAAGAGAGGACTTATCCTCATGATCACCCGGAAGAAAACCAATCTCCCTAGTTGCCACAAGGGAACGTACAATATAAATTTTTTCGTATGGTGATCTCTCGTCAAGTACATCTTTCAATGCATTATAAAGTGTGATGAACGTCTTGCCAGTACCAGCAGCACCGTATGCAACAATATTTTGACCCTTTTTATAAGATTGAAATAGTAGTTCTTGATTATCTGTTAGTGGATCAATCGTCCTCATTAAGTCAAGATTGATTGGCTTTTTCCTTTTCATTTGTCGATTACTCATACCAAAAGGAACTGGATTCTGAGGAGTGTTTCTTTTCTTAGCAGGCATATTTTTCTAAACTGGTTTTACTTTTGATCCCGGGGATTTAGATACTTTATGAAGTACATCGTTCCATCCAGGATGAGACTTGCGAAGTTTATCATAGACTTCGCCAATTTCTCCAGAGGCAGGACAAGTGCTCGGATCAGACCAATCTCTTTCCCATTGAGAATTGTCTTGTTTCCATTGGTCCCAATTGTGAACACTCATCGTTACTTCTTTTTGTTCACCAGTTTGCTTATTAACTACGGGATAAGTTGGCAATTTAAACCTCCATTCTGTATGCAGATATTTATTCAATGGTAATAGAAGGAGCATCTGAACATTCTATGCAGTCAATACACTCATCTATATCTGGATTTTCTTTTAGAAATTTTTGAAGTTCTTCTTCATTAAGAATAACCTTAAAAATATGACCAGTAGCATGGTCTTTTAAGCACCAAGTTTTCATTTTAACTTTTCGCGTAATTATTAATAATTTGAGTAATGTGATTAATAAAAGTTGTAGTGTCTAAATCCATTTTCATTGTATTGCAAGTAGAACAACAAGGAACACAATTTTTAAACAAATAACCTATTTGATTATCTTTTCTATCTATTCCCCAATGAGGAAATGGAATTCCAACTTTACTTTCTCTAAGAATAGGTTCTCTTCCACAATAAAAACAAGGTTTAGATATTATATCCAAATGTTCTTCTTTTGTTAAGTTCCATTCTTTATTTCTATGTTTAGCACCTCTTTTACAATCTCCATATACTAAATTATGATATGAAGTTTTTGTTTTTTGTTTTATTCCAACTTGTTTTGCTCTATCAGATCTTAAACAACCACAACTTTTACTTCTACCTTGTACTAAATAATCACCTCTGACTAATTGTTCTTTTCCACATTCGCATCTACATAAGTAGCATCTTACTGAACGATTATTTTTACCAAAATATTGAATAAATTGAGAAGAACTTAAAACTTCCCACCTGTTGTATTTTTCTCCAATAGAGAATTTGTTTGGTTTCATATTTGTAATGCACTACATTTATTTATATATTCACTACATTATACTAAATTTTCCACTCAAGTTCAAGACCACCCAATGCTTCTGCTGTAGTTGGAAATTGTTCTGCAAATATTTGCTTACAAAGTTTAGCAATATCCATATGTTCTTTTTGAGTTCCATTTTTTTCTCTAAGAGCAATGTATGTGATCCAGGACCGCACAGAACCCGTCATATAGAGTCGTGTAGGGGTCGCTAGAGGCAGTACGAACCTTGCACACTCCTTTGCCACTCCTTTCTCTAGAAGACGGTTGTAGATCCTCATAGATTGCTCAAAATGAACTCTGATTTCTTCTGTCAAAACCAAGTTCAAATAGGCAGGAATATCATCAATTGAGTTCTGACGATTCTTTTCATCCTGGCGACGGAGCTCAGGAAGAGGAATAGTCTTACCTAGTAGAGTACTATCAGCATACCGTTGAGAAAATTCTTGATATGTGAAGCTCCTATGACGTAAAATTTGAGCAGCAATACCACGAGTCGTATTGATCTCCACAGTCATTGAAGCTTGTTCGAAGATGCTCCAATGTTGATGTTGGATGCAATACTTAAGTAGTCCAGAGAACTTTTCATTCTCTTGATTGGCAGGATTACTTACCCGAGCACAATATGCCATGTGCTTTTCTGCATCAGGAGTAACACTAATGAGTTTTACTTCTGGTTTCATAAACTCAAACTCTGTATTTTCATTCATATTCATTTAAGTCACTATCCTCAAAAATTTCGTCGTAATCAATAATATGTGTAGTAGTATCCTCATAATTTACTTTATAAGAATCTACATCAGAATAAATTTCTGATTTTAGACATTCTACCAGAGACTCAAGGTTTTTGACAATCAGTTTAAGCTTTTCTCTATCCATCTTTATCAACCTCAACAAAGGTATTATACACAAAAAAAGAGGGTTTGTCAAGAACCCTCTACATTAAACATTTTCTCAAACCACTCCCGTAAATGTATCTGATAGCAAGACCAATACTTACACCCTCTATAAGTTAGTTGGTAGCAAGCAGGAGGTCTGCTATCTTTATCCATGTCATCATAATGATAGACATAGTTTTGCATTTACCTATTCAATAATAGAACTTCAATATATATGAGATAAATGAATGCTGTTGATGCACCTGCAATAGCTGCAATAGTAGCAATCACTTTCCTGCTCCTGCGTTTACTAGCAGTGCTTGGTGACGACGATTCTCTTTTTGCTTTTGCTCTTTAATGAGTTGGAGCACATTGAGTTTCTGCATCACTTGTGACCCTCCTTTACAAAACGAACACCACGATAGTTTTCATTGTATTGTTGGGGTTGTTGCATCATCTGTTGCTGATACTCCAGACGCTTCTGAGTATCATATTCTACGCCACGATATACTACCTTAGACATTGGTATTTCCTCCAAAGAAATGAGATTTTTAGGCCCCGTTCCTTCAGGCGGTTTGCGTTCGCTATTTGCGAATAGCGAATGAACGTATCCGTTCCGCCGTCCTACTTGCGTCGGATTTCTCCGATGAACGTAAGGTCATTATAGACCCATTCAATATATGTAGCAATTTTTTGTTGTAACTTGTGATACAATTTTATAATATCTTAATCTCTTGTGCGCCAGTCTTCTGGTTTATCTTGGCTGAAGAAATCTATGATATCATCAGGACCATTAAATCTAGTTCTATGATTGGAAGGATCAGGATCTCCCAAATCTAATGCGTTCATAAATCCATCAAGACTATCTTCAGTCATATCAGGATTAGCAGCACGTCTTCTTGCTTGTCTAAGAATTGTTGCAGCAGAACGATTTGCTTTGGCAAGTTTTTCCGCCCAAATTACATCTTCTAAACTAACTTCTTGGTGAGTTGCAATACGATTACATATCTCTTCTAATTTCATCCTGTAATTATGAGATAACATAAAATATCCCCGTTTTCTGTATTTATTCTATTCTTTCTCTTTATCAATTGTCTTATAAGACATTTCTACGATAAACTCCGAAAATGTTTTCATTTGTATTAATGCTTCTTCAAATATTTAGTTAACGCTCAATATAACTGAGCGTATGATCTGTTGCATAAAGTTGTTGAATGATGATATCGCAACCAATCTTAGGGTTGCAGTCACCACAGGTATAAACATCGACTGCAGCCTTACCTTCCTCAGGCCAAGTATGAATACTAATATGACTTTCTGACAATAAGCAAACTACAGTAACGCCCTGCGGTTCAAACTTCTTTGAGATTGTTTGAATCACAGTAGCACCACTAGCAACTGCTGCATTTTCAAGAAGGTCAATAAGACAATGCTCGTCGTCCAAAAGGACAAACGAGCATCCATACAAATTAAGAAGATAATGCTTTCCCATTATTCAATTGCTTCGGGGTCTATCCCATATTCGTTGATTAGTTTATCAATCTTTGTTTCTTGACCAGAAAGTTTTTCAATTTCAAAGATTGATGATTTTTGATACTTTTTGAGTTTTTTATATTCTTTAATAAGTTTTTCTACTTCTCTGTTTTTAATATAAAGTTTGAACTCTTTATC